CGATTCGCCGGAAGGACGCCGCAATGCGCCGCCGCACTGGCTGCGCTCGATCCGGCGTGCCCTGAGCTTGAGGGGTACTGATGCGCATCGAGACGATCGGAGCCGCGACCCTTTATCTAGGCGACTGCCGGGAGATTCTGCCGGGGCTGGACGAGGGATCTGTGAATTGGTGCGTCACAAGCCCGCCGTATAATCTTCACAAGGAACACCATACGAGCCCGAACGCTGCTACAAAAGCAAATGCGTCGATGGCTGCTAAATATGCGGAATGGTACGACGACGAAATGGATGAGGTCGAATACCAAGCGGGGCAGGTATCAGTTCTAGGCCATCTGTCCAGAGTTTGCACGGATAGCATTTTTTATAATCACCGAATCCGCTACGCGTGGCACGCAAGGAACAAGGGCGCCCCAGCCTGCAAGGTTTATCACCCCATCCAATGGCTTGCGGGGTTCCCGGTCTGGTGTGAGATCATCTGGGACAGGTGCGGGGGATCAACCCCGACGGGCCGCTACCAGCAAGGCCACGAACTTATTTATCAGATCGGCAAGCCGCGCCGTGTCCAGAAAAGTCTCGGCATGACTGACGTTTGGCGAATTACGCCTGATTCGGGAACGGGGCACGTCTGCTCATTCCCGCCAAGGCTTGTAGAGAATTGCCTATCCCCGCACGCCTTGCGCGGCGAATCTGTGATTGATCCGTACATGGGCAGCGGCACTGTGGGGGCTGTTGCGGCCTCGCTTGGCCTGACATTTGTCGGTATCGAGGCTCAGTCGCGATCCTTCGACCTGTCATGCCGCCGCATAGACGATGCCCAGCGGCAGCAGAGGATGTTTGCATGATGCGCCTGACCGCTATCGTCGCAATCCTGGCCCTTACCGCATGCGCCACACCAGCGCCGCAGGTCATCACGCGGCCCGTGTATATCGATCGCGTGACAAGCGTCCTCCAGCCGCTGCCGCCGGAACTGCTCGCCGAACACCCGATTGCCGAGGGCAGCCCGAGCCAGTGCTTAAGCGTTGCAGCACAGCGCCGCGCCGAGCTGGTGGTGTGCAATTCTGACAAGGCCGCGCTGCGGGCAATCGGCGGCGAGAAGGAACAGTAAGCCCATGCGTGCGAAGCGCCCCCCAAGCAGAAAAGAGTCGCCTATGCCGAAGGCGGAATCTGGCAAGAAAGGCGGAAGCATGGGCGGCGTCGCGCGCGCTGTCTACACTCCTGCGCACGCGGTCATTGCGCAGACCCTGTGCCGAATGGGCGCGATTGATCGAGACGTGGCCGAGGCGCTGCAGGTTTCGGTGCAGACGGTCGAGAAGTGGCGGCTGCGGCATCCCGAGTTCAACGAGGCGTGCGCTGCAGGGAAGGCGTGCGCTGACGATGCCGTCGAGCAGGCGTTGTACCGGCGCGCGACAGGCTGGGAGCACCGCAGCGACAAAATTTTTCAGTACATGGGCGCTCCCGTCATCGTGCCCTACGTCGAGCGGTTCGCGCCCGACACCGCTGCGTGCATTTTCTGGCTGAAGAACCGCCGGCGCAAGGACTGGAACGACAAGTGGGAGATCAAAATCACGGAAGGAGCCTCGACCGGCGACTTGCTGATAAAGGCGCGGGAGCGTAGGAAGCTGCTCGAAAATGGCTGAGATGACGCCGGCTGAGCATGCGGCTATGTGCAAGGATCTTGACTCGTTCGAGTTCGACCCGCTCGGCTGGGTGTTCTGGGCTTTCCCCTGGGGCGAAGCTGGAACCGCGCTCGCTGACGACATCGGGCCTGAAACGTGGCAAGCCGAGCAGCTGCAGAGGATTGGCGACAAGCTGCGGCTCGGCGGCGACCTGGGCGCCGTAGTCGAGGAAGACGTCACCGCAGGCCACGGGGTAGGCAAGAGCGCGAAGGTGGCATGGCTGATCCTGTGGGCGATCAGCACGCGCAGCGACACGCGCGGCATCATCACGGCCAACACCGACACGCAGCTCAGAACGAAAACTTGGGCCGAGCTCGGCAAATGGCATCAGCTGTTCATCGCGCGCGACCTGTTCACGCTGACCGCGACCGCGCTGTATTCCGCGGACGCTGGCAAGGACCGGACGTGGCGAATCGACCAGATTCCGTGGAGCAAGGAGCGATCTGAGGCATTCGCGGGCATGCACAACAAGGGCAATCGGATCCTCGTGATTTTCGACGAGGCGGCCGGCATCGACGACAAGATCTGGGAGGTCACCGAAGGCGCCCTGACTGACGAAAAGACCCAGATTATCTGGTGCCGGTACGGCAACCCCACGCGCACAAGCGGTCGGTTCTACGACAAGTGCTCGAAGCCGCGCCGGAATCACGTGACTCGCGTCGACAGCCGAACCGTGCGATTCACCAACAAGACCCAGATCGCAGACTGGATCGACGAGTACGGCGAGGACAGCGATTTTGCCCGCGTCCGCATCCGAGGCATGTTCCCCCGCGCCGGCGCCAGCAATTTCATTAGCGCCGAGCTGGTCGAGATCGCGCGCCGCCGCGTGATTCCTGAGAGCGAGTACCAGACCTGGCCGCTGCTGCTGAGCGTCGATCCGGCCCGGTTCGGCGACGACTGGACGATAATCACGCTCAGGCAGGGCTACAAGATCCACTGGCAGCGCGGAATGCGGGGTTTCGATGGCGTGGACGTGGCGGGACGAGTCAAGGAGATCTGCGATGAGGTCAAGTACATCCGGTTCATCGCATACGACGCGAACGGCAACGGCGCGGACCTGGACTCGTCGCTGCGTAGGATGACAAGCCTGCCCGAGTTGGTGCCAATCATGTGGGGCGTTCCGGCCAGGGACAGCAAGCAGTATTTCAACCAGCGCGCCGAGTGCTGGGGGCGCATGCGCGCGTGGCTGAAGTACGCCGACATCCCGGACAACGATGACCTTGGCACCGAGCTGACCAGCCTGGACTATGGCTATGACGCAGACTTTCGCATACAGATGCAGTCGAAAAAGGACATCAAGCGGAACGGCGGAAAATCGCCCGACCGCGCTGACTCGCTGGCGCTCTCGTTTGTGATCGACGCTATGGACCTGAAAGGGTCTAAGGTGAAGGCAATCCCGGTCCAAAGACGCAGAATCTTCTAAGGAAAAGGCATGGCCGCCAACGGATCCGGGCTGATCGCAGTCCTCAACAACCAGCAGCTCGACGAGCGCAACCGGCGGGAGGAAATGGAGGGGAGGGGAGGGGCCGCCGACGCCGACCCGTACTCAGGGCTGATCGACCAGCTCAGCGCGTATGTCAAGACCTGCTTTGAGCAGGCCAAGTCCGCGAAAGATCAAATCGAACTTGAGATGCTTGAGTCGCTTCGACAGCGCGAAGGCATCTACTCGCCCAGCCAGCTTGCCGAAATCCGAAAGCAAGGCGGCTCCGAGATTTACATGATGATGACGAACAACAAATGCCGCGCTGCAGAAGCGTGGATTCGTGACGTGATCTTCCAGCCGGGCGAGCGGCCCTTCTACGCTAAGCCTACGCCGGTCGTGGACCTGCCGCCGGAGCTCATGGATCAGCTCGCGAGCATGGTCACCGGCGAGGCCCAAGAGGCCATGGCCGCCGGGCTGTACGTCAGCGAGCGAGACGTGTTCGAGCGCGCGCAGGCGGTGGCAAAGCAGGTCAAGGAGCGCATGGAAGGCGAGGCCAAGCGCCGCGCGGAGCTGATGGAGGGCGAGATCGACGATGCGTTCATTCAGGGCGGGTTTTATGACGCGCTTGAGTGCATGATTCCCGATCTGGTCGCGCTGCACTGCGGCGTGATGAAGGGGCCAGTCATTCGGAACAAGCGGAAGCTCAAGTGGGTCACCGACCCGAGGACCGGCAAGAGCACTCCGCAGGCCGATGCCGAGCTGACCCCTTGCTACTACGCGCCGAGCCCGCTGGACATCTACCCGAGCCCGGACAGCCGCAGCCCTGATGACGGCTACCTGATCGAGCGCATCCCGGTGCGACGTAAGGCGTTGCACGCAATGATCGGCGTGCCCGGCTACAAGGAGGACGCCATCCGCGCGGCGCTCGCGGAGTATCAAAAGGGGCTGACGCTTGAAGTCGGCATCGATCAGCAGCGGCGAGAGATCGAGGGCGCGCGCAACTGGCGCCTCGCGCCTGATAAAACGATCGACGCGCTGGAGTTTCACGGCGGCGTTCCCGGCTCGTGGCTGATCGAGTGGGGCATCGAGCCTGAGCGGATCGAAGACCCCGAGGCCGACTATGAAATCACGGCATGGCTCGTCGGGCGGTTTGTCGTGCGCTGCGTGCTCAACGAGGATCCGTTGCGCCGGCGCCCGTACACGATCGCGCACTACGATCGAGTCAACGGCAGCTTTTGGGGCCGTGGCCTGCCGCGCATGATCCGCGACATTCAGGACATCTGCAATTCGAGCGCGCGCTCGCTGAGCAACAATATGGCTTTTGCATCCGGCCCAATGTATGAGGTCGAGATGGACAGGCTCGCCGACGGCGAGGACCCCACAGTCCTTTACCCGTGGCGCGCTTTCCAGACCAAGGCGAGCAGCACGACCCCGGGGCCGGCGCTGCGGTTCTTCACTGTGCCGACGATCGCTGACGAGCTGATGCGCGTGTACCAGTTCTTCGCCAACCTGGCCGACAACTACAGCGGCGTGCAGTCGTTTGAGCACGGCGCGAACCAGACCCGCGGCGCTGCCGGGACGGCGAGCGGCCTGAGCATGCTGTTCAACGCGGGCAGCCGGCTTGTGAAGCGCGTGGTGGCGAGCGTTGACAAGTGCATCGTGGGCTGCGTCGAGCGCACGCACACCCACATCATGATCCACTCGCCCGAGAGCTTCGCGAAGGGGGATATCGAGGTCGAGGCCCGCGGCGCGACCGCGCTGCTGGTGAAAGAAACGCAGCAGCTGCGGCTGACGGAGTTCCTGGCGATGACGGCGAACCCGCTTGATTCGGCAATCATCGGCGACCAGGGCCGCGCCGAACTGCTTCGCGAGGCGGTGAAGGGGCTTTCGATCGACGCCGATCGGGTGGTGCCGAGCGATGACAAGCTCCGCGCTCAGCTGCAGAGGGCGCAGATGCAGGTGCAAATGCAGGCGCAGGCCGAGGGGCAGTCGCAGACTCCAGCGGGCGATCCTGCCGGCGGCTTGAATGTCGTTTCGTAATTCAGCCCGAGAGGCCATCCAATGAGGTTTAATCAGGATCAGGTAATGGCGCTCGCGAACCTTGCGAACGACAAGGACTTTCAGACCTTCGTCGAAGCATTAGGATCCGAGCTTCAGGAATCCATCGCCAGGCTGGTAAGTGCGGCCGACGCGGTGAGCGTGCATCGAGAGCAGGGCAGGGCTGAAATGCTCCGCACGATCCTCGAAAGCGCAGCGGCGGCGCGCAGCCGTGTTCCCGAAATGCGCGAGCAGCAGCAATCCAAGGCCCGGCAGAAGGCTGGACACCCTGGAACATGGACGGGCTGAGCGAACACCCTCCTGAAGGGCTCGTCATGCCAGCGAATACCGCGATCAAGCGGCTCGACAAGGAAGACTAAACATGAACTTGCCAAAGCAGGTGCAGGCGGCAGAGGAAAGGGCAAACGAGGCGCTGGGTCGCATGAGCTCGGCCGAAAAGCAGGCCAGCAACGAGGCTCCAGCGGCGCCCAAGCAGGACCAGCAGCAGCCCCCGCAGGCGGTAACGACTGAATGGGAAGCTCGCTACAGGGCTCTGAGGGGGAAGTACAACGCGGAGGTTCCGCGGCTGTCCGAACTGGTGAAATCCCAGCAAGGGCAGATCGAAGACACCCGGCGTGAAATCGAGGCCCTGAAATCAAAGCCGCCCGAAGCAGACACCCCCGCCAAAAGCGCGGACCTGACTGACGAGATGCAGGACAAGTACGACCCGGAAATGATTGCGCTGATCCAGCAGCTATCTGCAAAGAGTGCAGAGCGCGCGGTCGACGCAATCCGGCCGGCGGTGGATAAGGTGGTCGAGAAAGACAAGCAGCGCGCGGATTACCTGCTCTCTGAGCAGCGGAAGTCCGATCTGCTGGATGCGCTGAATGAACTGGTGCCCGAGTGGCAGCAGGTCGACGCATCGCCCGCATTCGCCCAGTACCTTCAGCAGATCGACCCGGCGACAGGCAAGCATTTGCAGGACACGCTGAACGAGGCGGTCCAGAAGTTCGACGCGGTGAAGTCCGCACGCATCTTCCGAGGCTACGTCAACAGCACCCCGCCCCCAACTGCGGCGCCCAAGAAGGCCAATTTGGCTTTTCAGCAGGTGCCGGAAATTGCCGGAGCAGGATCAAGCGCGCCCAGCGGCGACAAACGTGTCTATACCTCGGCGGAAGCCAAGGAAGTCATGACGCGAGCCGCACTGATGAGCAACCGAGATCCCGCAAGGGCGCAAGCAATCGAGCGCGAGATCGACCTCGCAATGAGCGAGGGCCGGATTCGCTGACAAACCAGCGCCGGGCAGAATAGCCCGGTGAAACCTCAAGGAAGATCGAGATGACCGTTCAGGCCGCTTCAGGCTTTCCGCAGAACTCTGGGACCATCATCCCGCAGATCTGGTCCGGCAAGCTGCTGCACAAGTTCTATACCACCACCGTCCTCGCCGCGATCTCAAACACGGATTACCAAGGCGAGATCAGCAAGAAGGGCGACAAGGTGAAAATCCGTGGCGTCCCTGACATCGTGATTCGGAATTACGTCAAGGGGCAGTCGCTGCTCACGCAGAACCCTGAGACTCCAGTGATCGACCTCGACATCGAACACGCGCATTACTTCAACTTCGCCATCGACGACATCGACAAGTTTCAGAGTGATATCGACTGCATGGCGATCTGGACCGAGGCCGCCTCGAAGGATCTGGCGGTCTTCCAGGACCGGCGTGTTCTTGCCGACGTGTTCGCGGACGCCGCCGCAGAGAACCGCGGCCCGATGGCGGGCAAGCTGACAGCTGGCTTCGACCTCGGGCAGGTTGGCTTTCCCGTTGCCCTGACTGCGGCCAACGTCGTTTCATTCATCGTTGACCTCGGGACCGTTTTGGACGAGCAGGACATCCCTGGCGACGCCCGGAAGCTGGTGCTGCCGGCCTGGGCAATCGCCCTGATTAAGAAGTCCGAACTGAAGGACGCGAGTCTGTCCGGTGATGGTCAGTCGATCCTGCGAAACGGCCGTGTTGGCATGGTCGATCGCTTCGAGCTGTTCATGTCGAACAGCCTTTCGAGCGTTGTTGACGGGCCGGTTCGGGCGTTCAACGCTTTCGGCTCCCACCGCGAGGCGCTGACCTACGCCGCGCAGATCACCGAAACGGACACCATGAAGTCTGAGTCGACGTTCGGGTACAAGTGCCGCGGTCTGCTGGTCTACGGCTACAAGGTCAAGAACCCCGAAGCCATGGTCCACGCCTACATCAGCCGAGGCTGATCCAGCGCGCGGCGGCTCCGGTCGCCGCGCCATCTGACGCATTCAAGTGGAGACAACGATGAACTTGACAAAGGGTGGCACCTTGCGACTCCCCTACCAGCCCAGCTCCGAGCTGGTGGTGCTCCGCAATCGCATCGACTTCGCGGAGACCCAGGCGGCTGCCGCGACCGTCGTGCAGATTTTCAACATCCCCGCCGGCACGCTTGTGTTGCGCGCTGGCTACACGCTGATCCGCCCGGACGGCAATGTTGCGGCCGGCACGCTCGGCGATGGCGCTGACGCAGACGGCTTTATCGCGGCCGGCAACCTGAATGCCGCGGCTGGCACGCAGGTCATCAGCCCGGCGACGGTCGTGGGCTACGCGGTCGGCAAGTTCTACAACGTCGCCGATACGATCGACTGGGTTGCGACTGACGCACTCACTCTGGCCGAAGTCGAGTTCTGGGCGCTCTGCGTCCAGCCGTAAGCCACAGGCGCCCTGGTTCGCTGGGGCGCTTTCTTGGAGGCGCGAGTGATTCTTGACGTGACGAAAGGCGGCAGGACAGGCTTGCCCTACCAGGTTGGGGCGAACCTCATCCTGCTCAGGGCGATCGTGGATTTCGCCAAGACGCCGGTCGGGAGCCTCGACCAGATCCAGCTATTCAACATGCCTGCTGGCTCGCTGTGCGCGGGCATCGGCATCAAGATCATAAGGGCCGAAGGGAGCTCGGCATTCATGTCGATCGGCGATGCCGACAACGCGGCCGGCTGGATCGACGCTGCGGACTTGAACGCCGAAGGCGAGATGCGATACAGCAGCCTCGCGCTCCTGTCCGTCAACGAGGGCTCTAGCGTCGAGCTCTTGGGCTACGGCGGCGGCCGGTTTTATCAGGGGCTTCTGCCGATCATGGCAGAGCCATCCGTTGCGCTGGATCGAGCGGTTGTCGAGGTCGTGGCGCTGATTATCCCCGTTTTCAACTGACGCGCCGCGGCGCAAGAGGTCACCATGCGATACCTACTTCAGGGCAAGAGCAGCCAGATTTTCCCGTACTGTCCGATCCTGGCGGAGCGCCCGGATATGTCGGAAATCACCGAGCAGACGGCCAAGTCCATCATGGCAAGCCGGCCGGTGCCCGTGCAGGCCCAGGCCGATCCGAACGCAGAAAGCCATGAGCGCCCGGCGTTCGAGGAAGACCAGCCGCCCGCGGGCCTGAGCGACGTCGACGCCATCGTGGCCTTCGACGACAAGGCTGACCTTGAAGCCTTTGCTCTCGGGGTTGGCTTCGAGGTTGATCGCCGCAAGTCGCTCGCGAACCTCAAGCAGGAGCTGTTGGAGTTTCTGGGCCACAAGACCGAGGGCTGATAAATGCTCGCCTCCGATGTGATCGGCCCTGTTCGAGACGCGCTGTTCGACACCGCCGGCGTTCGCTGGACGGACGCTGAGCTTCTTCGCTACGTGTCTCAGGGGCAGGTCGTCATCGTGGGCCTGCGGCCTGATGCAAACGCAATCACGCGAGGCGTTCGGCTGGTTGGCGGCACGCTGCAGGGCCTGCCAGGCAACGCAATTCGGCTGCTGCGGGTTGTCAGGAATCGCGGCGGGATAGCCCCGGGCGACAGCGCTGGACGGTCGGTGAGGGAGATCAGCATGGCCGCGCTCGACAGCGAAGACCCGCTGTGGCACACCCGGCGCCCGTCGGCTGTCATCCAGCACTTCATGCATGACCCTTTCGTGCCGCGGACCTTCTACGTCTACCCGCCAGCTCTTGGAGCGACAGGGCTCGCTCCGGCGCCCGGCCAGCCGGCGTCGCACGTCGAGATCGTGTACTCGGCTCTGCCCGACCAAGCAGCCGCGCTCAACCAAACGCTGATCCTCGCCGACCAGTTTCTGACTCCGACGATTGAGTTTGTCCTGTACCGCGCTTTCGCCAAGGACTCCGGCTCTGCCGGCAACATGCAGCGAGCTCAGATGCACCTTCAGGCATTCGCGCAGGCGCTTGGAATGAACTTCAGCGCCGAGGTCCAGGCCGCTGCCGCAGCTCCACTACTGAGGGCCTGAAATGGCGCTTTTCGATGACATGCTGCCCGAAGTCCGGCCCGGCCTGTCCCAGCTGCCAGACGTTTCGCTGGTGGCCGCGCTCCGGCGGGCATCGCAGCGGCTGTGCCGGGAAAGCCAGATTTGGGCCGATGACCTTGACCCTTTCGTTCTTGTAGCTGGGCGCGGCACCTACCCGGTGCAGGCGCCGGACGGCGCACGAGTCGAGCGCACGCTCGTGGTCAAGGTCAACGGGCAGGCGATTACGATGCAGATGCGCGCGCGCGAGCTCCGGGCGCTGCAGTCCACGGATGGGCAGCCGTGCGCATGGGCCGTGTTCGAGTCTCAGGATGGGCTTGTCATCGCCTTCGATCGCACGCCGCAGCTGGCGGAAGCAGGGCAGCCGGTGGCGATGCACGCCGCGCTTTCGCCTTCTGACGATGCCGACGAAATCCCCGACTGGCTTTCCACCGACCATCACGAGGCGATCGTGTCTGCGGCAAGGGCTGAGGTGCTCGGGCAGCGCGGCACGCCTCACTACGACCGCGACGCGGCCGCAGACGAGCGATTCAGGGCGAGCATGGGGATCGCCCAGGCAAAGCGGTCGCAGATAAGCGGGAAGCACGCGCTGTTGCGCGCGATGCCGCGGCGATGGGTCTGAGCCGTGATAAACCGGGCCAGGATCAACGGGGCACCGATAAACTCCGCAGGATCCGCCGCGCAGTTTGACAGCGAGCTCAGAGAGCCCGACTTTCGCTTGCTGGAGGTTCGGCCGGACCAGTTTGCAGCACGGGTGAGGCCGGACATTTCAGCGATCAGCGCTCCGCGCGATGCCACACTGATCGAGGTCAGGATCGACCGCGACCAGATCAAAATCAGGAACGACCGATGAGAACATTCCCGAAGCAGCCCAGCGAGCGGTTCGGCTACGACGTTGATCTGACCGACTGGTTCCAGAACGCAAGCGCTGCGGACTTCATCGTCGACGCAGACGTGACCGTCGCGTCCGCGACTGACGGCAACCTGGCCGGCCTGACCGTCTCAATGAACCTCACGCTGATCGGCACGCCGGCGACCATCGCAAAAGTGTGGGTTTCGGGCGGGCTTGACGGGGTGGACTACAAGGTCACCCTGATCGCGAACACCAGCGAGCAGCGAATCAAAGAGGTCGACTTCATCATCCGCGTCCGGGAGAGGTAAGTGCAGGCTTTCACGCTCGAAAATGACGTATTCACCAGCCTAAACGCGGCCTTCTCCGGCGCGGCGACGACGGTTGTGCTGCGCGCGGCGATTGCGCCAAACCGAAACCCGCCAGCCCCCTTGGATGCGCAGCGCCCCGGCGTGCTGACGCTGGTCGACCGCCTCACCGCACCTCGCTACGTGGAAATCGTCACGTACTCGGTCCGGGTGGTGAATGGCGACGGCACGGTCACGCTATCAGGCATCCAGCGAGGCCAGCAAGGCACGGCCGCGCGGGCGTGGGATTCTGGCTCGCTTGCGTATCAGGCCGCGACTCGGGACCAGATGCAGCAGACCAGCATCGGCGCGGCGCTCGGCGGCGCGGTCAGCGCGGCGGCGGCGCGCGCTGTGCTCGAAGTCGGCTCTCTGCAGTCGATTTCAGCCAGCTCGCCGCTGAGCGTCACGGCCGGAAGCACGCCGACAATCTCGCTGCCGGCGGCGACGTCCGGGGCG